GTCACAACTTTGGAAAGCGCCCCTAGACTGAATTCTGCTTTATGCTCATGGTAGATGGTATCCCACTGCCTTGTGCGGAGCGTTGCCTCCAGATCATGTACTTCTACCCAGAACTCACCGCCTGGGACTAGCGCCTTTGCAGCAGCCTCCACCATATCCTCAATCGCCGTTACGTGCGCCAGACAGTTAGAGGCTAGTACTAGGTCGAAGCCTGTCAATCCTAGCGCTGTTCCGAAAGGCTCGTTGATTAGTTCGTAGGCACTGGGGTTAGTAGTGGCTGCTACATCACTAGGATCTACACCAACACATTTCCAACTGCGAGGCAATCGGCGCAACAGGACGCCATCATTACAACCTATCTCCAAGACGTTCATTGTGTTGCCTTTGCCTTGGAAGCGCTGGGATAGGAACTTAGCATACTTCGTGAAATGCTCTACTAGACCTGGCACAGTCGATGACGCATAACAATACTTGCTGTATAATTCCTTATCCTCCACATCCTCCACCACTTGCACTAGATCGCAGGCTTCACACCGCACCCAGGTGAGAGGCAGTCGCTCGGCATCGTGAGCCTGACTGATGCTGTCTGCGAACGCGCCCGCCAGTGGCATCGGCTCCATAGTGAATACTATGTCCAGCAGGGAAGAGCCACATCCTCTACAAGCAGTAATCTCTCTCATTGTGCTGCCACTCGTGTAAACTTGAACCAATGGAGAGGACTTGGGCCTCTCTTCACCACGTCAACAGCCTCGCAGGTCAACCCGTATTCTGCAGCACGAACAACCAAGCAATTTGGATTATGGGGAGCGATCCGTACTATAGAGGCACCTTCAGGATACTGCCAATCCGTACCCATGTAGTCTTCCGTTGGATTTCCACCAACAATTTCCTCTGGAATCATAATATCGGCCAAACACACCCCATCAGGAGCCAAAGCTAGTGCTACATTTGATAGCATCTTTTCGATCTGCCAGTGGGCCGCATGAAGGAACACGTCCGAGATTAGGATATAGTCAAATTCTATGCCAAAGGCATTTACATCCCACTCAGCGTTGTAATCGAATCGAGGGTTCTTTGCCTCCCAAACATCGGCGGGTATCTCATGCTCCCTTGCTGCATCAACCAACCACTTTTCTGAATCGATGCCGAAGTACCTGCTGGCCTTTAAGTATTCAATAAGCCACCTGCCAACCCGTAGAGATCCGCAGCCAAAGTCAAGCAGATAATGATGGGGCCGCAACCCGTGGCGCTTGAGGAGATCGAGCACTTCCCTGCCATGCCGATCTCCGCCCCAAGGATCAGGCGTCCAGGCAACGAAAGTGCGATGATCAACCATCGAACCTACCCCAAGTTGGTTGTTTCCATTCTCTGGTCATCATGTCGCGCACAGTGCCTACTACCCCCACCCAAGGGCTACGACTAGCCGAGTCCTGTTCGGCGTGAAGGCGGAGGTTGCATAGGGGCACTCCTTGCTTTACAGGTCGAAGAGAACCATTGCCTGGATTACCTAGTAGGATTGAGATGAATACGGCGTCAGGCGAAAATCCTGACTCTAGCGGAAACCCCCCCGTACATCTCCACAACTGCTTAGTAACCATCGCCGAGCCGCAGGGCAGATCCTGTATAGGCGGGTCTGGCAAGGGGAAGGGGTGTTGATGACCTGCCTCAATTGCAAATCGAACGGTCACATGGTAGTAGCCGAGCAGATCCTTTCGGCGCTCATACTCCTCTACACAGGCTGCCAAGCATTCTGGCTCTAGCCAATCATCAGCACAGAGGAGATATACGAGATCATTAACAGCTAAAGACACGCCACAGTTGATAGCAGAAGCTACCCCTAACCGCCAAGGAGATCTCCAGATATTGCAACCCTCCAGAAAGCCATTTATAGCAGTTTCTACTCCAACATGCCAATTATTGCCCATCTGCATTGTTGTTGTATCTGTTATTGTGGTGAGATCCGTCATGTCATCTATGAGCAAGATCTCATTTGCTGGATGAGTTTGCGCTCGCACGCTGGCTACGCACTCTTCCAGATATTTCTGGTGATATTTCTCTGGTCCCACTGGGATGACGACCGATACCCTGGTATCAAGTATCATACCTGCCCCACTCTGGCGGCTTCCAGGAGTGAGTGAGCAAGTGGCGCGTCTCTAGGATTACTCCCTGCCAAGGACCTCTCGCTCCTGTGTCAGTATTCTCGTGGACACGATACCAGTACTGTGGTTCCTTAGTATCGATACACTGGACGCGATCAAACATCCCATTGACCATTAGAATGGAGAGAAAGGCAGCATCAGGCGCACCCGAGCCAGATTCGGGTGGAAAACCCCCCGTCATGCGCCAAAAGCCTTTCGTCGTCATTGCCCCGTTGAAAGGAAAGAACTGATCCTCTCGATCATCGCTGTACCGTACCCCCGCCCAATAGAATCCATCTATCCTCCCTACCCGCTCGTAGGTCGCTAAGCAACGCTCTAGGCAGGTAGGGTAGAGTATATCATCATCGCTAAGCATGAAGACGAGTTCATTCTTGGCTAGCGCTACGCAGAAATTGAAAGCACATGCCACACCAACCCGCCACGGTGCTCGCCAGATACGGCACCCATCGTGAGGAGGAAGATTCGCCATATCATCTACAAGGAGAATCTCATCAGGTGGCATTGTCTGTTGTCTGACACTCTCCAGGCATTCCTCCAACCATTGCTGGTCAGTAGGACGCGGCCCTACTGGGATGGCTACTGTCACGCGAAGGTCAGACATTCCTGCAACTCCTTAGCATAGTCCTCCATTTCCTTAGCATAGTCCTCCATTACCTGCACGGTAGGAGGAAGCATTACGTCAGGCGTGAGCGCTAGGCCGATGCTGGGAATGTCAGTATCTATGACTTCTACTGGCAGGCCAAGTCGCCCGGCAAACAGATGGACTAGCCATGCCTTGGATACCATCTCTGGAGAGGCAGCATGGACAACCCCTACCTTCTCGCCTTCTGCCAACTCCACTAACTTGTCAGCCATGATTGCTGCTGTCGTCCCGTTCCAGTCAGCGTTCTTCCAGGCCTCTACCTTGCCAGTAGCGTTCAGTAGCCAGAACAGGAAGCCCCCCTCCTTGGAGATGAAGGAGCCTCTCACGTTGAGCACGTGTGTAGCGTCCACTTCGCCAGCTAGCTTGGAGCGGCCATAGATGCCTACGGGATCTGGATTGTCCTTGGAGCGATTCTGGCCGCTCTTGCCAGAGAACACGCAGTCGGTGCTCATGTGCACCATACGTATCTTCAGAGTGGCGAGAACGTGTGGGCCGAGAGAGTTGGCGAGCAGCATTTCGATGGCAGGAGTCGGCGTTGTTTTTCCAGCGCAGTTGATAATAGCGTCTAGATTCTTGTCCTTGGATATCCTATGAACGATGCCGAGATCTTCAATAGGACAGTCCCAGTGAGAGGTGGCGAACAGATTATGGCCGCGCTCTTCGACTGCCTCGCATACGTATCTACCCAGAAGACCCTTCGCTCCTGTGACCCATATCCGCATTACACATCCTCCGCATCGTCTATAAGCGCTCTTAGCTCCTCGATACCTATGGAATACTGAGGTGACGACAATTTTGTTCCTCTGGCAAAGTCTTTCCTTTATGAGACTCTGACATACGTTCCCTAAAACCTGGCCTAGCCCATGCCATCAAAGCCTGTTTTCTTAACCGCTTTCGTCTAGTCTCAGCAGATTCAGACATTTTCTGAGTCCTGAATAAGAGAACGCAGCTCCTCGATGCTTATAAAATATTGCGGAGTGTGGCTGGCGATGGTGAAAGCCTCCTTGACTGCTGGCGTTCCTGGCGGTAGGAGTTCGATGTACCCCTTCTGCTTGAAGGCACGAACAGACTCTTCATGATGGAGTATCAGCTCGTGCTTCTTCTCACCTGGGCGAGTTCCTATCACTTCCACCTCTACATCCTCGCAGGTAGCAGCCTTGGCCGTGTCCAGAATGGTAGCGGCCCGTACAGGCGGGATCACTATGCTGCCAGAATGAACTTTCTCTAGCGCTATCTGGATGACGCCTATCGCTTCATCCACGCCCATCCAGAAGCGAGTCATATTCGGGTCAGTGATTCTGACCTTATGCTCCTGTTGCCACTGATGGCGGAACAGCGGTATGACAGATCCTGTGCTGCCTACGACGTTACCATAGCGCACGCAGGTGAAGGCTGGAATCTGTGCATGCTGATGCTCTTCCTGGAACAGTCGCTCCATCACAGCCTTAGTCATGCCGTAGACGTTCACAGGCATCACAGCCTTGTCGGTGGAGATGCCTACGACTCGTTCCACACCGCAGGCTCTAGCTGCTGCCATGACGCTGCGTGCTCCGTCGATGTTGACGGCAATGCACTCTGACGGATTCATCTCAGCTTCCGGGATATATTTTACAGCAGCGGCATGTACTACCCACTCATGCCCCGCCATCACAGTACGCAAACGCTCCAGGTCTCTCACATCCCCTAGAACGTAGCGAGCGTTTGGGTAGCGCTGGTGGCACTTGACCTGCTTCTCCTCGTCAGTGGAGTAGACTGTTACATCCCAGTCCAACTTTCCTTGCGAGATCTGCCGCAGGATGCCACGACCAAGGAAGCCAGCCCCGCCAGTACAGAGAACTTTGCGCATACCACGCTCCTCGGGGGCAGAGTCCGCACCCTGCCCCCCTTCCCAACCAATTACGACTTCTTGCCAACTCCCGCCTCGACTAGCGCGTCGATGACAATGGCCTTGATCGCGTCCAGGTAGAACTTTGGCAACACCTCAGCCTCTGCAGCAGCCTCGTGCGGCTCCAGGTTCCACTGCTGATCCACTGCGAAGTCTCCGTGGCGAATGGTCTGCTTGGCAACCATGTCCGAGGTAGTAACCGCGTTCTGCAGCGCCTGGTTGGCGATGACCTCACGCTGGTTGTCGTACTGCTGGGCGTCAGTGAGGATCTTGTCGAACAGCAGACCGTTGCGCTTGATGCTCTCCAGGGATACTTCCTGGTACTCGTCGTAGGTACGCTTGGCATTAAGCAAGAACAACTCGAAGGCCGCGTTGACCTTAGCGTCCCATGATCGCTCCTGCGTGTCGCCCTCGTAGCGCTCCTGAGTGGCATTAGGATCCTTGTCTCTATCCATCTTTTTCACCTCCCTCCTATTGAAGATTCTTAACCCCTCTGTTTGGTGGGAGGAGAGAGGAGGAGCCCACTCCCCTCCCAACCTTTAGGGAAGAAGGATTGAGAGAACTCAGGGGTGCGGTCCTCTTGTCCTATCGTAAAACCTGTCCTCCCTTTATGTTACTACCGACCCTGATCCCAGAGACTGTGAAGGCTAGGCCCAGGTCGGTAGGTCTTGCCGCCGTCAACGAAGTACGGGTCGTTAGGGAACGGCTGGCGGATGTGCTGCAACGGGCAGTAACACACGTTCTGGATACGACCTGCTAGCCACGGCGTTCTCAGCACCAGTCGAGGCTCGATCTTGGTCTGCCACACGACACACTGGTTAGTCTGGCGAGGCCAGGTGATGAACGGGCCTTCCACCCTGCCGAGCACCATGTTCGCCAAGGCGTCGCTGATGCTCGGGTTGGTGTAGTCGAAGTACTCCAGGAATGTCACGCTCTGGCCACCAACAACACTCATCGGAATGAAGAAGATGTCGCTGGAGAAGCAGCCAGGAGCCAGATGGCCCTCGTTAACTGCGCTCCACTCAGTGATGCCATCGTCCAGGACTACTTCTATGCGCTCACCGTTGATGAGCAGGTACTTGCCTGCCCTCATCTCGTCGCGCATTCTCACCTGCTCTGCACCCGTGTTCATGATGATCTCGTTGCTGTCATGCGTGTTCAGGCAGCGAGCGGTCAGGTAGGAGCACGGCCAGATGGCTGTGATGTCCCAGAACAGATCCTCTCGCATAGCGAGTACCCAACGCACAGGCGAGAGGCCAGTCCTCTCAGCCAGGGAATGCAGGTACTTATACATCTCGCTAACGTACCACACCAGATTGTCGGCGTTGTTAGCGTTCGTACTGATGCACGCCCAGTTGAAGTTCTTGACATCGCTGTTTAGAGAAGGGCAGAGAGTGCCAGTCTCAGCATCTTGGTAGCCCGTATTGACCAGGAGTTCGAAGCCCGTGAGTTCCTTGTAGCCACCGCCAGCAGAGTTGTTAACAGGAGTGCCACGCCATAGCTGCAGGGACAAGAGGCGATGGATGCTGACGTTGCGCTCCCAGAACTTCTGACGAATCTCGTTCGTCAGCAAGTCGCCAGGAACACCAGGACTCTCAGGCCCACCTGCGAAGATGTGAGCCTCGTGAATGGGACTGCCGATGAGGCGAATGTCCATCGGGTCGGCACGATCAACAAGTTGACCGAGCCTGTTTAGCTCGATCTCTCGCGTCGCTCGCTCGTAGCGCCCGAATACACTAGTAGTTAGGCAGCCCTTCTTCAGACCAGCGTAAGGCGCGTTAGCGCACACGGTTATCTTCTCAGCGCCTGTGTCGCCCTGCACACCTGTGATGGTGAAGTAAGTGGGGTTGGTGGAGAGGCTAGGCTTGGTAGGCAGTTGGCCTAGGATACCCTTATTGCCGACCACTGTGTGGAAGATGAGGGGATCAACACCAGGGTAGGTCAGCAACCCTCCTGGACCGTGAGCATACTGGGCATTCGGTGTGCCGGTGGCATCATGCTTATAGTCGACGCCATACCTTCGTCCCTTCTCCCGCTCAAGGAGAGGGGCGAGTTCTCTAACCAGGACTTCTTCTAGACTCATTTAGACCTCCTTCTTTCGAGTTACCTTTTATTCGCCCGAGGTGACGACTCCGCCGCCGACAAGCCTGCCGCTGACCAAGTCATCTACATAAGGGCCGATATAAGGGTCCTTTCCTCCTGCCGCTGCCTTATTAGCAGCTTCTTCTAGCTGTGCCTGCTTCTCAGCATCGACCAGGGTCTTCTCTGAGTTAGCAGGGCCTTCGCCATTACCAGGAGCAGGCCTGCGCGGAGCAACCTGGTCGTCTATCTTCTGAGCATCGGAGCGCTTCAGTTGCGCCAATTCGCCCTTGAAGCCAGTCAATTCCCCTCTGACTTCTTCTACCTGAGAGCCGAGAGCCTCGATCTTGGAGGATATGTCCTGAAGCTGAGCAGACACATTGTCGCCCGCTGGAACCGACACATTGTCGCCCGCTGGAACCGACACATTGTCGTCAGCCTCTGTCTCCTCTTCTACCTCAGCCACTGGCTCCTCAGCCTTCGCCTCTGACACAGGGGTGCCCTCCACCAAGTCCTTGAAGGCTACTCCCGCGTCCTCTAGCTGCTTGGAGAGTTCTGCTATCTTGGACTCTATGTCCTTAACAGCGTCTTCTCCAAGATGCTTAGTCAAGAAGGCTTTCTTGTCTTCGGAAAAACTCATTACTACCTCCTTCTGTGAAAGTATGTCTGTCCATGCGTTGGCTGCCCTTGCTGCGGGCAGAGCGCTTACCTCGAAAGTTCGATACCAATCATATACACCATCCTCTTTGTCAGTTGCTCGGTACTTATACCCGTGACTGACTGCTAGATCAGTAGCAGCAGCTAGGGAGGCTGCCACTGTTTCTTTGCCCTTATCAAACGTGCCAGAGTGAAGCACGAATCCATCTACATAATCAGTGAAGTCCGCCGTTCCTACCTTGCTGCCTGGTGTATGCCAGATCCACAACTCTGGATAGTGTTTGAAGGCAGTAGCGTACTCCACATACTCCTTGTGGGCCTCATCGCTGAAGATCTCGCCTTCGCGATCCTTGTACTTGTTGGTGGTCAGCGAGAGCCATCGCCAGTTCCCCTCAGCATCCTTAGATACCTTGAAGGAGCCAATGATATCCTTCTGGCTGAACTCCCCTACCTTCTTCGCCTCTGCCGCCTTCCTAAGCACAGCACCCGCGCTCTCCTTCTCTGCTGGAGATAGTGAACTCTGTGACAGGCGAGCCAGAGCATTTCGCAGGTGGGGAAGGTCTATCTCTCCGCCACTGTTCTTATATGGCAGGTGGCGCAGGGCACGAGGGACAGTCTTGCCATCCTTATCCTTCTCTCCGCCAGCGGAGATGAAAGCAAAAGCGGAGTCAGGTAGATCGTTGATATATTTGCCATCCCATTCAGCCTTCTCGCCTTCCTCCCTGGAGTTGCCGAACAGTATGCCCTTCATACCATCCAGGATACGTTCCACCAGCCCAGGCTCCTCCTCATCGAGTTCCTTGCCTGTAAGCGCAGGTGGTTCAGCAGCAGATAGGAGTTCATTGAGTGCTGCCAGAGCGTCTCGTATCTTCTTGAGGTTGGCAGTGGAAATCATCCGACCTTCTTTCGTCTCTTCCTCCTCTTCCATGGTCATCTCCTTTACAGCAGAACGGGCGAAACGGAAGGCTACTCCCTCGCAACCCGCTGTGCCGCCTGTCCCGCCGCCAGTCTTAGAATCTCTGCAATTTTGATAGGCAGAATTCCATACTGCCGTGAACTGTCGCCTCTTCTTGGCATCTAGCTTCTTTATATCAGGCGGTAGATTCGGATCATCAGCTCCGCTATATGGCATCTTTCCTCCTTGGCAAAGGAAAAGGCCCTTTCCCACTGAACGGGCTTTCAGGAGCCTTGTATTCTTGATTTATTATAGCCCCTCACTTGGAGAAAAGTAAAGGTGTGAGAAGCTGTCCTTTTACCTTCTCAACCTGCTCCTATCTTGCTACCATCGAATACCCAGATATTCCATGGCCCCTCTCTCCTTTGCCACAGAGGGAACCATGGACAAGCATTGCTATAAAAGCACATGATTGCTATTTTAGAGCCTTCCTCCTGCGTGTGAGGAGGTTCAACTACCAGTATCTTTATATTCATGAACACTCACATTGCCGCATCGTGAACACTTGATGGAAAGAGCATAGTATGGATCAAGAACTATCACCAGGAGCTTCCTGCAAGTCGGACAACGTATCCCCTTCTGCACCAGAACAACCTGCTCCTGCTCCTGCTGCATCTATTTACCCTCCAATGCTCTCTCTATCATCGGCTTGTGCTTAGCCCACTGCCGCTTTGCTACCTCTTCTACACTCTTCCAGCCGTAGGAAGCGAACACTGCCTTCTGCTGCGGCGATTTGCTCTTGAATCCCTGCACCGTGGCGGTATACTCTGTCTTGTTGCCAACCTGGGAGATTAGCGCTCCAGCCTCCTCGTAGACACCCAAAGGCCCCCGCGCCACCCATGTTCTGCCAAGTTGCCCTGTTCTGATGTAGTGGACGCTCGGGCGTTGCACAGGATACTCAGCAATATCTTGCACTGTGTCGAAGGAGAAAGACTGCATCTCGGCCACTACTTTGCGGAGCTTGGCCTCATCAATGACAGGCTTCTTAGGTAGGATGGCTTCCCAGAGGATGCTAGGCATTAAGTATCTCCAGAGGTTTATCGTCTACTACGGGAACCGCCCAGCACGCGCAGCGGACGTGAAGAGGCGGCCTCAAACTAGTATCATCTATAGGAAACTTCTCACCATCATGCTCTCGGCAGCGGTCGCATACCCTACCTTTGCCTAGGTGAAACTCCCTCCTCGTGCGGAACTCCAACTGCGTGACTCCTGCTGCACGATAGGCAAGGATGTTACCCTCAGCATACAGACGAGTGGTCTCTGTGCTGGCGATCATGTCCGCCCGCGTGCGCCCGAACAAAGGCTCCAAGCTCTTCTTGAGAGTGCTCAGTGGAGCACCTGTGGAAATGTTAGCACCGATGGCAGCCCGCAGCCCTTCCCGGGTAGTACCTTCCAGCCTGCTCCACCATTCGTCGCCGAACGTGCGAGTGAACTCCAGGACTCCTTGGTTCACCAGGTCGAAGTCGAAGGCTAGGCCAAAGGACTCTGCTTGCATAGCGGCAGCCATGAGAGCATCCTGGGTGGCAGGCCCTGCCTGCTCGAAGAAGGCTGCCTTCTGCCCATCCCAGAATGCTTGGTCGGCAGGAACATCGGAGAGAGCTTTTCTTCCATACTCCTCTATCAGTTCCTTCAGGCTTCTTGCCTCTCTGTTCAGCCTCTTGAATACTGCCTGCTGAATGGCCGCCAGTGCTACCGCTACTGCCTCGGCTAGCTTCTTCTCTGTGGCGAATCGCTCGTCCTCGAAGGGGTAGGCGCTGGGAGAGAGGGCTTTAGTTGCCTCTAGTTGCAGCCTAGGCAGATGCTTGAAAGCTACCACAGGGAATCCGTCTGGTGAGCAGCCTAGAGCTACGATGGATTTGGTTCCATTCTTCTTGTTCCCAGCCTTGCCCTTCTTCTTGGGCTTAACAAATATTCCGTCTTCAGGCTCCAACTCCTCCAGACTGATCGACTCTTTCTTTGGCCGTTGCACCTTTTGCTTCTCTCCTACCTCGCTCGTAAAGGCTTTGGTTTGCTTAAACGTCCAACTGAATGTGCCACTTTCTCGCCCAGTTCCTTCAACCATGCCCAGGTGCTGATAAAACGGCTTAGCATCAGGAGCAGCCTGGAGATAGATCCCTCGACGCTGCTCAGTCGAACTACGAGCAATTTCTAGCATCATCTGACGCCCGTATCCCGCTCGTTTTGTCGCCAGTCTACGAACCACAGACACTTTTGGGAAATCTCTAATAGATACAATCCCAACAATCTCGCCCTTGTCCCGCATCACTATACCGCGAACGTCTGGTGTATCTCGTATATCGTAGTACGCCTGCGCCGCAAAACGACCACGTTCCCCTTCCCAAGCTTCAAGTTCTGGGATGTCCGCAGGCGATATCGAACCCGCACCTTCAGAGAACCTTCCCCTCGCATCATGATGAGGATTGAACTTGAAGCCAACCGCTTCGTAGAAGTCAACCAGTGCAGTCATCTACACCTCGTAGTATTCAGACAGTACCTTCTCCCAGAAGGACTCGTCTAGTGTTACTATGTCATAGCCCTTGGCAGCAGCCACAGGAGTTACTGGCTTAGGCGGAGCAACTGGTGGAGCAGGATATGGAGCTATTCTAGCACCTTCCTCAGGTTCCTTGGGAAAAGCCTCATCTGGTGCCGTGATGTGTGGTGTCACGTCTACGCCGCCGAGCTTGTCAAAGACCTCCTGAGGCATGTCGCCCGCGTCCAGCGCTATCTGCCGAGCAGCCTCCGCCGTAAGCTCTCCGCTGGTCACCTGCAAGGCCCGTGTTTCAGCCCGCGTCTTGCGCACGTTGGCCTGATCCTGATCGGCCTGAATGTCCTGCTCCTCGAATGTGAACGTGACGGCCTTTGGCAGCACCTTGAAGTTCAGAGCATGCGTTATGAGCTTGCGGAACAGCGCTGGCCCCTTCCCTTTGGTCTTCAGGTGCAGAATGTTGCTCTGCATACTGGTACCGATGTTTCCGCCTGGCATAGGAGCGAAGTCCTGATAATCGGAGAGAAAGGCCATAGCAATGATGGTGATGTAAAGTTCCATTGTCTGCTTCTCATCGTAGCCATCTGGCATACCTGCTAGCTCCAAGGTCTTGATGTCTATGTCTGCCTTGGGATCTACGGCTGGCACAATGAGAGGCTGAACGTAGCGGAGCGCACCTTGCGCATCCGCTCTGGCGGAAGCCTTAGCCATAGCATCGTCCATCTGTGCTCTAGTAACTCCCTTGGTAATGTGGATGGCACGATTGAAGCGCCCGCCTGTCTTCTCTTCCTTGTAAATTATGATGTTGCGAATGATCTGTGCTGCTCGCAGCATTCGGCTGAGTGCGCACATCTGCAGACCTGGCCTGTCCTCCAGAGGCATCGCCATTTCCGCCAGTGTAACTACCTGATACCAGGCAAGCCTGTGGAAGCGCTCCAGACGGTCTCGGTAGATGACCGGATATTTAGGGTTGCCTGTGTGCTCACAATGTGATGCGTCCAAGGTATTGAGGCCAATCAGCACCCCATCTGGCGAGTCTGTTCCCCTCACAACCTCCCAAAATGCGCCTTTGTCCTGAGTGTAAAGGTCTACAGAGGTCTTTGCCATCAGGTCTTGCCAACCTTCTCCCTTGTTGGCGTTATACAGCACTTCCTGCATAGCTTTGCTGGTACGAGGGGGCCCTTCTGTCGTCCAGGAGAAGGCGGAGTTGCGAGCCGTCACTGTGCCGAGTGCGGAGCAGAAATAGGACTCATTAGGCCAGAAGGCCCGCAACTGGCAATCTCGCATGGTAGGCGACAGACCCCAAGGAGATATCTCCTCCGCTACACGTGCTACGAAGTAGAGCAGGGAGGACTCTATAGTGCCGATAGGCGCAGCCCCTGCCGCTGGCACAGGCATAGTCTCTATGACAGAGCGGGACAGTGCCTGCGAACTTACTTGCTTCTCTCCATCTTCATCAATAATCATATCTTCTCAACTCCTGCTGGGCTCACGATCTCATTCACTCCCAACTTCTTGAGAGCTTCATGAAAGCGAGTCTTCCCAGCTGACTCTTCGCTGAAGAATCGCTCTTTCTCAGATCCCACAGTCAAGAAGTGCCCTTTTCTGATAGATGCTAGATGAGTCATCCCGCTCTTGATCTCGCTATACTTGACAGGTGTACCGTCCTTGAGTTTGATCTTAGTTGTGAATCCGCCCATCGTCTTGTCTGTACTGACGACCGTATAGCCTATGCTCTCGCCTCCGCCACCATGCATATGTGCCTTGTGAGGAGACTTCGGCGTGTCGTGCTTCTCTCCTACCTTCTCTTTCAACAGGTCATCCACATAAGACTGCACAACCTCGTTGCCACCTGGGAAGTTCAGAGTTGCCTTATTCTCTCCTGGACTCATCTCACACCCTCACTTCCTGCCTACGAAGCACAATTAGGTCATATTCTACTGTCTTTCTAGACACTCTGAGTTTGATAGCTATCTCGCTAAGCCGCAGGCCGTCTGCCGCCAAGCGCTTTACGGCAACTTGCCGTTCCTGCCGCATAGTGCGTACACCCCCGATGTTGTATCGGCAGAAGCGAGTAGGACACTCTAAGCAGCAAGGAGCCTCCGCACAGCCACAGTACTCGTGGCTGCAGCGAGATTTTATGGTATAGATGCTAGCTGTGGTCGTCCTTCTTCTCCTTCTTCTGCTTACGAGCCTGTTTGGCCTTGTTCTTGGCCTTCCTACTCTTCTTGTTCTTGCCCATCATCGCCCCTATTAGCTAGAAATTCCGAGGCTGTTGGCAAACCTCCGAAGTGCGGCAGATAATCCCAACGAACAGTACTAAGACAGCGATACGCCAAGAAAGGATCACATTTCTTAGCGTAATGCTCAACAAGCCTTTGTTTCTTTGCCCTTTCCTTTGCCCATTCTGGTCTCATTCTTTCCCCACCTCTAAAGCGTCAGCCTCAAGCACTCGTAGACCCCCATACTCATGGCCACAACGGCATCTACCTTCTTGTTCTGTGCTCGCTTGATAATACGCATCTTGCTGTCCTCACCCTTCTGGAGCTTGGCAGCAGCATTCTTCATGTGCTCCTCCAGAACCTCTGCTCCTGAGTGAGCCAGCCTGCGCTGGACGATAAGATCATACAGCATTCTGTCTGACTTGAGTCGTTGCCCTCCCTGGTCAAAGGGCACACACCACACACCTAGTTCTCTATTGATGCGCTGCATCATGTCTTCTAGTTGGAAGGGGTCGTAGGTTATTTCCACCACATTGTAGCCCTTCACCAGCACACTGCCTAGACAAGCAGGACAGTCCTCCCTCCTGAAGCGAGGATCCTGGTGATGGCCAGCCGCACAGCCGCCTTCCACCAACGCCCTGATGAAACTCTCAGGCTCTGTGTAATCTATCTTGCCACCATTTCCTGGTGGCGACCATATCCTAACTGCCCGCACTGCTGGGTCAAGGTGGCGCACAGGATGCCTAGTGACCGCTACTACAGCGAAGCAGTCTCCGCTCACGGCTGCGTCTACCGCTATCACCACAGGCTCACCACCATGGCCGCCATAGACGGCTGGCTCAAAGGAGGGGAGCTCCTCCTTGCAAGCCTTCCAGATTTCTATCGGCAGGAAAGGCAGCACATCCTCAGCACTCAACGCGTCCTCCGCCGTCTCAGGAGCGAAGAACTTCAAGCCTTGAAGCGACATTTCCCCTGACTTCTCCTCCATCCATACCTCGTCCCTGCCTGGTCTCTCCCGCCAGTTGGCGAACACAGGAAAGTACCTTGAACTTCCTTGGCAGGCAGCTTCCCAGAGTACAGCGAGGTAGTTGTCATCTCCTGCGCCACGGCTGACGACATGGCAGGTTCCTTCAGGAGCAACAGTAGAAGAAATGGCCTGCCAAGTCTTCTCTGGGAAGGCCATCATGGCAAGCTCGTCAACATGCACATGAATGGCGGTGCTTTCAATTGAGGAATCTGGTGCCGCCGTGTAGGATAGGATACTGCGGATGTCATCAGGCCCCATGCTGAGCTTGATGCTGGAAATAGTGTCCCCGCCTGCCTCGCCTGCCAGGATACGTGGCCTCATCCACTCAGGCAGGTGCTTCAGGCCGAACCTCACTTTCTCCAGGTTCTCCTCCGCCGCAGTGCCCACACGGCTGAAAATATGTACCCTGGCGTTAGGCACGCCTAGAGCGCGAAAGGCATCATAAGCACATTCAAGTTCTGTGAAGCCTAGCTTCCCTGCCTTCAAGGCTATGATGTGAGTATGCTCTTCCATGGCGGCAGCTAGCCTGAGCTGTCCAGGCCAGTGGCGAAGCTGGTCGGCAGAGAAATTCCTCACCTCGCCTGTCTCTCTGTCTATGAATCGCCAGTGAGGCAGGAAGCGGGAGAACTCACGCAGCGCGAGCCTGCGCTGAAGCTCCTGCTCAGCCTTTTCTAGCTGCCACTCCTCGCCCCTGCTAGAGGTTGCCATTATGCCTCCTCACCATAGAGTTTCACCGTAAGCACCTCTTTTCATACCTCCAAATAAGAGGTGTATTTTGACCCCCTCCTGACCTTTTCCAGCAGGTGGCGGCCCACGCAGCTTCACGCCACAGAAGCGCTCAAGCAGATAGTCCTCTATGCACCAACGCTCCGCCCTCGGCCAGCCTTGAAGGTGAGGAGCAGCTACCTTCCTCCGTTTCCTCTGGCGGTACAGTCGCATCCTGCAGGCGGCAGAGCAATAGCGCCTGTTTCGCCTCAGCGCAATGCACCAGCAGCCACAGGACTCACAAGGCACTAAATACACATGTCTAATAGCTCTCCCGTGAATCCTGCCTGCTCGCCAGATAATGACCTCTCCTGCCTTTTTGGCAAGAGTGTGGCCGCGAGGATGGCGCAAGAGGAGAGTCTGGGGAGCATGAGCTATCCACTGTCGTCTGTATTTCCTGAAGCTAACCCTTTTCATCTTCCTAATTATAACCCCTCTTGCCTGGGAAGTAAAGCGTTACGTTTCTGCTATTGGAATTCTTTTCTATAGCCTATATGTGTTCAAAAACAAAAAATCATAGATCCATTCGAGAGGCGGATTCTGGATCCCATTTCGTATTTTCGGTGTTTTGTTCCACCACCGCGTTACGTTTCTCCTATTCCAATCTTTCAAAACCGCCACTCACCTACTCCAGCAACGGCAATTACATATGTAATCACTACCCTGGAGTCTCTTACCCTCTTGCGTTTCAGTCTCAGGACAGTTCGTCGGTCGCCAGACTTCAGTAGTACTAGATCTCCCGAGAGAAATTACCTTCTCCCTGTAGGAGTCACGGAAGTTCCGTTACCTCTCCCTCAACCGTTACGTTTATGCTAGCTGAATCTTCTGGGCCAGCAAGCTGGCGCAACTCCTGGATGTAAATGCTCAACTCATCGTCGCCAAGCTCCTTCAGCGGCCTAGCCTCCCTGCCTTCCACCTTCACTAGGAATACATTGCCTTCTATTGTAGTGCTAGGCGGCAGCGTGAGGTCGAGGCCGAATAGCTTTGCCCTCCTATTCATCAGGCGAAGGTAGGCGTCTATAGCTCCTATGTCCGCTGTCAGACATAGCGGCCAGAGAATCTTGGAGAGTTCGTCCAGGCGTCTGCCTTCAACACTTCTGAGGTCTTCTACTGAGGAGGAACGCTCCTTCTGCAACTGAAGCATCACTGCATTGTAGGCAGCTCCAGGAGAAGCATATCCTGTAGCCTTGGCTATCTCCTCGTAGGTATAACCTACTACTTTCAACTGCACAGCTTGCCTGCGTCTCACCTCTAATCCTACTTGATACTTTGTTCCCTTTGGCCTTCCTCTCTTTCTTTTTATTTCCATAGAAACTTCCCCTTAAATAAGGCAAAGTAATTCATTTGCCTATCTACGGAAAATCCTCGTAAATTCACTTTTTAGCCTCGTTAAATATCTTTATCCAGCGATGAATGTGGGTCATAGCAGCACCTCTTGCGCCATAATCAGTCGTCCAACGTACTCTGCAACTTGAGGGACGACGGCGTTTCCGAGTGCCCTAAGTCTGTCCACCCTAGCGGGAACGCCCGTGGCTACACGGGGCAAACCGCTCTCCCAGGAACCGTCAATCCAGCACGCCGGACACGGTGGTGGTGGGTAATATGACAACTGCCGCATAAGGTTTGGATATTGCTGGCAGAGTCGTTGAGCAAGTTCCCGTCGATGTGGTGAACGTGTACGTTCCTCATAGCCCCACACAATTCGCAACTCGTCCCACGGTACGGTTTCACCCACTTCAACAATGCCGACTTCAAGGACGTGTCTTTGACAAATGCTTGCCCCATGCACCAACGGTCGCAGTATCGTCTCCGAAGTCCTCTAGGCGCCCATTGAACATCTTGCGTTCCAAGGACTTCCCGCAGAAGTTGCAAAACTGAATCGGCTCCTGCCTGCGATGCATCGGCATCTAGTCCACCTCCGTCCAATCGGGTGAAAATCCCATCAGGGTAGCTACCCACGTCGGGTTCAACTGTCCAGTGATGCCGGCTGCAACAACCGCATAGTCCTCCAGGTTGTGGTGATCCAAGCGCGAAGATGCGGCTTCCAACGTCGCGCCAGTTACCAGATTCGCCCTCGGTGTCGGCCACAGGACACGCTCCGGCTCCGTGGCAGTCTCGCACGTCTCGAAACCGGGCAACATCGGGGAAGTGCCGGGCGAGGACTCGGGAGCAGTAATCATCAACCTCCACTTGCCAGATACATTTCATACCCACACGTTCCAAGCCCAAGTCTAGACCACCGATGCCAGCGAAAAGACTTCCAAACTTCATTCATCCTCCCCTCCCGGCAACATCATCCCAACCGTAAATGCGCTTTTGAGACCAGAAAATGTCTTCGAGCGCTTTTTATCCTCCAGAACGTCCTCAACCCGGACCTCCAGGACTAGGAACCAGTCTTCGCTCTTATTTCTAGGTAACTCTTTGAACCACTCTCCCACAGAGATGCTTTCACCGCGCACATTCTCTGCCTCTATGAACCTCGGCGGCACTGGACCTGGAGACCCGTCAAACCTTAGGAATACTTTCATCCCTGCCCCTCCTCGGATTGCGACCTTCTTGCAGTGCCAATACAACCCGTTGATGGCCCGCAGCTGCCTCTTCTTTTGTAGTGTATCGGTCACAGAATTGATCGTGTGGCCCGCCAAAAATCATCGTCTCGAAAATGAGTGGTGGGCCTGAACCGAATTGGTGATCGCTTCCAAGCCACACAGTGCTAACCTCAGCCTCGCCAACAGTTGTCTTCCCGATTTGCCGTGGCTCGCCAAATGCCTTTGCCCACTCCGCCAGCGTCATCGGCTTACCATCCATGTCATAGAAATCGCTCACGGCAATATCTCCCAGGCAATAGCTATTTCCACATCTGCTGAAGGATTCTCGGTAATGTGGAAATGAGACTCCTGCGAGAGAGTGGTTGTCTTTACGTCTATCTTCCCTTCTCGCAGTTGATGCTCCAAGTCTTCTATGTAGCCTTTCAGCACGGCGAGAGTCTTGAATTGCTCCTCTCTGGTCATACTCATCTCACTTCTCCTCCTTTGGCTTCCCTGGAGACCACTCGCCTCGGCTAATACGCTGCGCCTTATCAGAGAGCAGATCGCCTCGGCTAATACGCTGCGCCTTATCAGAGAGCAGATCGCCTTCTCGTTGTAAGACCACGATTTTTACAGCTTCCTCGAGGGAAGATCCTGCTACCCCTTTCAATGTCCCCACCGCCAATATGAGGCAAGCGAACGCAGCCCGCATCTCTAGCCGAATAGCTTCTAGCTGCAATACCAATGCTTCTGTAGAATTATCCACTCTGCTCCTCCTTCTTTCGGCTACGCATCTTCGACTCCGTAGATGGCGACGCGCTTCCCCTCTTTGGGCTGGTAGTTCAGCCAAACAGGAATGTAGTCATCATAGATAGGTTCGCACATTGGCCCTCTCACCCGTCTGCGGAACCGCTGCTTACCAGCCCACCCCTCCGCCAACGGTTCAGCTTCGAGGGCAGCGATAACGGCCTTGACGATGTTGTGATGCCACGTCAAGAGGGTTCCTGTATCTGCGTCTAGCCCTTGAAGCGCTGTGATCATCTCCTTGTGTGTCATCATCCCTCCTCTTTTAATCGGCAAGGGCCTCCCCTGTCAACATAGCAAATAGCGCAAGGCCAGCCGCAGAAGTGATGTTAGGAAGGGAATGCAGATGCCTCCACTTGCCGCTTGCATCAGACTCTACCCAACCGCAGAATCCCCCTAGCGCTAAGGAAAGATGCCTGAGGGCCTGACTGCTTTCACTTAGGACTGTCCCGCACTCATCGCAGGTGTAGGTGACCTTCATTGTCTTCATCTTAGTTCCTCCTAACTAACTGTCAAGTCTTTCTTGCGCAGGCTTATCCAGTGCTGCCTGCCTCGCTCGAAGTCGAAGTACCTCTTCTCCTCTGGCACACTGTTTCGGAAGAAGCGCCCCTCTCCGCAGAGCTTACAGACGCCTCTGCTTTCTGGCCCTGCAGCTTCTTCTATCCACCAGTGATGAATGCAGTCAGTCATGTTATGAACCTCTCTGGCATCCAGGGCAGATGCTCTTCCAGGATTTCCACATGCCAAGGACACCCCTCATATGGCGATGACCGACCATATGGAAAGTGATAGCAAACACCAGGCCTGTGATCGTGTACCGTACACGTCCCCACGTCTCCGCCCCTGACCATAAGGGGACATCTATACCAATGCCACTTACCGCCGTCCCTAGATCCCAGAGGAATCAACTGACCTATCCAGACATCGTAATCCATCCACCCCACCGAGTGAGGGTAAAGGCCGATAGTCTTGATCAGATCCAGCGGACTTGCGTCACAAAGCGTGAACCCCTCACAGCACCGACCGCAGCGGTTGCAGACGAGAGACTCAAACACTTCTCGACTAACGATGGAGGTTAGCAACTCGCCTGCTCCTCCTCTGCTGCCTATTCAACCTCGCAGGTGCTTCTTTCACATACAAGGCCAGGGATGTCTCAAAAGTGGCTGTCCAGAGGACAGATAGAAAAGTGTAACCCTCTGTCATCCTAGAAGCATTCATAGCGTCAATCCTGGCACCTAGCGGTATATTGCGTGCCCTCGCCAGGAATACGGCTGCGCTGCTGACTGCCTGCATGCCTGCTGTGCTAGGGACTACAGTAGGATCACTCATGCTACTCCACACTCCTTCAGAAACCTCTTCTCGTCAAACCCAGGATTGTCGTGCCTGAGGACAATACACACCCTGCTCATGATAGGCTCCCACTGTCCCCAGATTACACCTTTCCTTCTCTCCTTTGCTACAGAGCTATAGGTCTGGTGAAGGAAGCTCTTGAAGGCCGCTGCTAGGGCTTCATGCTGTTTAGAGGTCATCTCTCTCCTTGATAATTCCAGGGAGCCAACCTGTATTGATTGACGCACCGATTTAGCTTCTGCCTCTTCGGTTGGCCCCCACTGATGGCGCGCCCCCAGGGCTTACTCCAAACCTTCCCTCCTTCCTACCAAAGGATGAAACCCAGTTTGGGCCATAGTGGAGTGTGCCCGAATACCAGAAAGGCCAAGTTGTAGACCTTCCAACGCAAGGATTTCCAGAATCCCATTTTTTGTTCGTCTCCTTTCTACCTCATTGGTCCTGGGATTTCCTGGTAGGTCACAGGACAGTGGTCTAGGATGGGGTCATCAGATCGTAGTATCACCGACTTGCTGAAGTCATACCCTATGCGCTCCAGACGTGCTTGTTCTGCGTTGTCGTGGACATGCAGGAAGCCAGTCTCTGTGAGAACGTAGGTATGGCCTGCAACTATAAACGGAGTTGACTGCATATCTTCCTCCCTCAAATCACTGAGTAGTTGCTCAGGGTCTACCTGCCCGTGCGAGAATACCTGGCAGTCTGTACCAGGTGCAAGGGGCGTGTTGTTGTGCTCGAACAGCCAGCCATTGACACCATGAGTGAGTTTCGTCTGCCTGTTCCCAACACCTCTCCACTTCCACTCTAGGTTCTGC